ACGGCAGATTTATTCCAGTTTGGAATGAGAGCATTAACTAATGGGGGAAATTATGGAAGAGATTACAGAAAACGTTATTGAAAGACAAAACACAAAGGTATCTGCAACACTTGGATACACACTTAACTTGGGTAATTTTCAGTCGCTAAGAGTTGATCTTGGTGTTGTAGATTACACTCGTGAAGGCGAAACAACAAATGAAGCAATGGATCGTATCTATGCATTTGTTGAAAACAAAGTAATTGAAAAAGTCAACGAAGCAAAAGCCGAAATCGTAGCAGAGTAGAGTGGCTGAACGCAAAGACCGAATGGCTTTGCTCAGTCGCTACAACAAACTTTACTTGCAGAGATATGAGCAAAAGTCTAACCTCAATTTAAATGTTGAGCAGTGGGCATCTGATGCACTTGTTGAATCATATGGTATTTCTGCTTGCTATGACTTATTAGATTATTATTTTAGTATTGCACAGGATCCAACTTGGAACTTCTTTGCTTACAACGCAGAGAAAATCCTTAATGGTAAACTTGATAAAGAACAAGACGATAAAGAACGATCAGAGCGCAGGGCTAGGGCAAAGGAGTGGTTAAGTGAATAATACAGAGGCAAAACTAATCACTGCTGTTTTAACTGATAAGCAAGTACATGTATTGTTACAGGCTAATGTTGATAACCTTTTAAGAACACATAATGATGTGTGGAACTTTATCAGAAACTATTCTGAAACAAATGGAACTGTTCCTCCAATATCACTTGTTGTTGATAAGTTTAGAGATTTTGTACCAGCAGAAGGTATCGGTGCAACAAAGCATCATCTTGATGAATTGCAAGTAGAATATCTAAACGATAGCCTAAAAGACATTATTCGCAGTGCTGCATCAGAGGTTCAGCAAGGTGAAGGATCTAAGGCTTTAGAAGAATTAATTACAAAAACTTCAGAGTTAAAGAAAAACACTTCTGCTATTCGTGATATTGATGCTACGGATATTGATTCTGCAATCGCATACTTTGAGCATGTTAAAAGACAACAAGAATTGGGTCATATAGGAATCAAGACTGGTCTTCCAGGATTTGATAACTACCTACCTTCTGGAATTATGCCAGGACAACTTGGTGTATTCCTTGCTTATCCAGGTATTGGAAAGTCTTGGTTGGCTCTGTACTTTGCTGTGCAGGCTTGGAAGCAGGGTAAGACTCCTTTAATCATTAGTCTTGAAATGTCTGAAACAGAAGTTCGTAATCGTGCTTTTACTATTATGGGTGAAGGACTTTGGTCTCACAGAAAACTTTCTAATGGAGAAGTAGAACTTGATATGCTAAAGAAATGGCATGAGTCTAAACTTCAAGGAAGACCACACTTTCATATTATCTCAAACGATCAAGGTGGAGAAGTAACTCCTTCTGTAATTCGTGGAAAGATTGATCAGTACAAGCCAGATTTTGTTATTGTTGACTACCTACAACTTATGAGTCCAAATCAAAAGGCTGATAGCGAAACGGTACGTATGAAGAACCTTTCTCGTGAACTTAAACTAATGGCTATCAGTGAAGAAGTACCAATCATGGCTATCTCATCTGCAACTCCAGATGATGTAAAAGACTTAAGCACTGTTCCTACTCTTGGACAAACTGCTTGGTCTAGACAGATTGCATACGATGCTGACTGGGTATTAGCACTTGGTCGTGGTACTAATAGTGATATTATTGAATGTGCATTCAGAAAGAATCGTAATGGATTTATGGGAGACTTCTTAGTACAAGCAGACTTTGATAAGGGATATTACAAATACAAGGATTTTGAAGATAAAAATGGTTAAAGAATTATATACAACACAGCAAATACACAGAGTTTTAACTGGTGCAGGCATCGACATAGAGGCTGAGTATGGAACTGATTATATAATTTTTTGCCCATATCATAATAATAATAGAACACCAGCAGGCGAAGTTTCAAAAGAGTCTGGACTGTTCTTTTGCTTTGGTTGTCAAACAACTAGAAGTCTTATTGAGTTAATTATGCATATGACTAATAGAACATATTTTGAAACAATCAGATTCATTAAAAGCAAAGAAACAGAAACAGACATTGAATCAGTAATTAACAAGGCCTTGCACAATATTCCAGACTTTGTTCAGTATGATGAGTTATTGATTAAAAGATTAAACAAACAAGCACTTGATTCACCAAGAGCAATGAATTATTTTGAGAGCAGAAAGATTACAAAAGAGTCTGTGGTAAAATTTGATTTAGGCTTTTCAGAAAAGCAAGACTCTGTTGTTATTCCTATGCAATCTCCAGATGGAATGTCTATTGGTTTTGTTGCAAGAACAATTGAGGGCAAGGAGTTTAAAAATACTCCAGGTCTTCCAAAAAGCAAGATTTTATTTAATCTTCACAGAGTAAAAGCATCTAAGACTGTATACGTTGTTGAGTCTTCTTTTGATGCTATTAGATTAGATCAAGTAGGTTTCCCTGCGGTTGCTACCCTAGGGGCAAATGTTTCATCAAGCCAGATTGAACTTTTGAAGCGGTACTTTACAGGTGTCGTACTAGTAGCAGATAACGATGAGGCTGGAACAATTATGTCTGAGAGACTTACTGAAAAAATGGGTAACTTGGTTACAATTGTAAGGCCTGATCAAGGATACAAAGATATAGGCGATATGACAGATGATCAAATTAGAAAACTTGAGTTTCAGTTTGACAACGTTATTGACTCTATGCTAAAATAATAAAACACTTATATAAGGAGAAAACAAAATATGACTATTGTAAAGGGACTAAAAAACATCAACGCCCTAGTCGACAAGCCAAAATACGAAGGTACAGGAACAAAGGTTCGTTGGGTTAAGTTAGCAGACGGACAAGCAGCAAAGATTAGATTTGTTAATGAGTTAGATTCTGACTCAGCAAATTATAATGAAGATCGTGGATTAGCAGTAGTATGTTCAGAGCATACAAATCCAAAAGACTATAAGCGCAAGGCAGCATGTACACAGGAATCTGAAGGACGTTGCTTTGGTTGTGAGATGGCACGTAAAGAGCCAAAGTCTGGATGGAGAGCACGTCTACGTTTCTACACAAATGTTCTAGTAGATGACGGAACAGAAGATGCTTATATTGCAGTTTGGTCACAAGGCATTAGTAAGCAATCTGCATTCAACACAATTCGTGAATATGCTTTGGAAACAGGAAGCATTTCAAATCTACAGTGGAAGTTAAAGCGTAATGGACAGGGAACTGAAACCAATTACACACTTATTCCAAGCACACCAGATGCTGAACCATTTAAGTGGGACGGCTATGAATTCTTCAACCTAGACAAGGTTGTTCGTGAAGTTCCATATCCAGAGCAAGAAGCATTCTACTTTGGGTTTGACACTCCATCTGCTACCAGCACAAATATTGACTGGTAATAGATGAATTACGTAGGTTTGCATGTCCATACACACTACTCCTTGATGGATGGTGTTGCTACTCCAGAAGAATACGTTAACCGAGCAGTTGAACTTGGTATGCCAGCATTGGCTATCACAGATCATGGTTCTTTATCTGGGCATAGGGAACTGCACCGCATTGCAAAAGCAAAGGGCATCAAACCAATTCTTGGCGTAGAAGGCTATATGACAAGAGATATGAATGACAAGAGAGCAAAGGCAGAACGCACTGATCCTCTTGATCTAAATTATCATCATATAGTTCTTCTCGCTAAGAATCAAGCAGGATTAGAAAATCTAAATAAGATTAATGAAATTGCTTGGACAGAAGGATTCTTTAGTAAGCCAAGGTTTGATTTTGATGTACTAAAGAAATACAAAGAAGGACTTATTGTTACCTCTGGTTGCCTTAGCGGTTGGATTGCTAAGGCTGTAGAACTAGGAGAACTAGCAACTGCAAAACGTCATATGCAATGGTTTAAAGATGAATTTGGCGATGACTACTATATTGAAGTTATGCCACATAACTCTGCTGAAATCAATAAGGGAATCATTGAACTTGCAGATGCTATGGATATTAAAATTGTAGTAACTCCAGATTGTCATCACTCTGATTCAAGTCAAAAAGAAATTCAAGAGTTAATGCTTATTCTGAATACTCATGCTAAGTTGGAAAAAGATGCAACTTATGAAAAGTCTAAGAAAAAAGAAACCTTTATGGATAGACTTGATTATCTATATGGTGCAGACCGCATGATGAGTTTTAACA